GGATCGGTTGCCAACATCGCCATCTCTTGGACATAAGTACTAACAGCATCTTGGGCAAGTTCTGTTCCTACTTCGGTTGTAACGCCAATTCCATACGACTGCAAGAATCGTTTGGTCACATCGAGCATTCCCGTTTGCTTCAGTGTGTCAATGACTTGTCCTGCAACCTCGCGCTTAATCAACTTCTTTGCTTCGCCAGTCACAAACTTGAGCGGAAGAATTTCAAGCGCAGCCATAATTGCCCCACCAATTGGTGCAGCAACAAGAGCCGTGTCTTCAGGAATGCCATCATCAAGCATTTCAACAAATAAGTTGCCGCCTTCAATTTGAAATGACTGCACGACTCCGGCAGACATCACTCCCATTCCAGCACCAGCAACCATTCCCGGAATCATGCCAATACCACCTGTTGGCGCACCAAGCACTAGCCCACCCGCTACTGCGCCGTACAACGCCATCTCTGCTTGCTTGGGAATCGTTGACTCAATGTTGCCTTCAAGCGCACCGAAACTTTCTAAAAACCCACCACTTGCCCGAAGTTCAGCCAATTCTTGTGACTGTTGCGCTGCCTTTGCTCGCAGCGATTCCGGAATTGGAACGCCGCTTGCCTTTGCAGCCAACATATTTATGCCAGTAAGTCCGAGTTCAGTTCCTTTGTACCCTCTTGCTCGTCCAATCAAAAACTCTTCAATCCACGACAAGTCAGGGTTGATCTGCTCACCAGACTCGATCAGGTTTGGCAGGTCATCGTGCGCTACCGCAGCAAAGTCCTTGTTTGCCAACATACGGGCAAGCACAGGGTCGCGCTTAAACAAGTCAAGTTGTGCCAATCGGTCTGTAGCCAAACGCTGCTCAAGCAACTGCTTGTTGCGAGCGGCAATCTCAGCACCAACCCCAGTCTCGTATCCAAGTCGTTGCGCTGCTGCTGCCTCTTCGGCGTTGCCGGCTGCGGCCTTAGACATCGACAGCATCATGGCGTTGTTTTGATTGTTAATAAGTTGGCGCGTTTGTTTTCTGATGTTGTCAGCAAAGTCACTTCCGGACGAAACAAAGTCAACCTGCTGCGCCATCGTGTTCGGAAGCGCAGTCACGCTAGAACTGTTCAGTGGATCGATGGGATTTTGTGATGGGGCGTACTTGAAACTTGGATCGGTAATATCTGTGTCCATTATTTAGTTCCTGCCTTGCCCATTGTTTCCCACTCAGTTTCAATTTGACTTTCGGTCGGATTCCTAATGCCTTTGACTAGTTGCAACCGTTCGATGACAGCGGCTCGGTTTGCAGGCGTAAGCGTCCGCATCATTCCTTGCAATTCGGAAGGTGTGTAAGCACTAATTGGCACTGGCTTTGAATCGCTTTGCCACCACCACCAACCTGGCTTATACACGGTGTCAGCAATTGCCCTATCGATGACCAACTGCTTCTGCTCACGATCTAACTTCTTGCCGCTATCTGACTGCATTTCGTAAATCTTTTTCTCAACGGCAACACGCATTTGCAATGACTGTTCTTTTGTCAATTCAATGCCGCCAACCGCAAGTGTTGCATTGACTAGATCAGCATCCACTGTTGCTTCAATGAGTTTTCCGCTGCCAACTTGGTCAAGTAGTTTGATAAATGTCTCGTTGGTCAACTTGGACTTGTTTTCAAACACAAAGTCGCGAGTAAGAATTCTTGGGTTCTCAGCAACTTTAAGCATGACATCCATGTCGTTTGCTTTGCGCGTATATCGAAGTGCGTCAGACTGTTGGTCAGGTGTAAGAGCGGCAAACAATGCCGGCGGGATGGCTGCGTTTGAATCTGCCACTTGCATTCGTGTGACCGCCTCAACAACGCGCTGGTTCTCTTGCGCTGCCATTGCGCGGTCTTGCGCCCAACGCTGACTAATTTTCTGTTTAACAACGTCCCTGATTTCGCGCCGATCAATCAGCCCAGCAATAGCCAAAGCCTCTTGCTCTGTTTGCGGCCGTCGAGCAGCATCTCTGTTCATGTTTGGATTGAGGTCATTGACGTTGCGAAAATCAATTGGCTCTCCGTTACGAAGGACTCGGTACGAAACCGGGGTATCAATTCCAAATAAGCCAATTTCTTCGCCTTTTTTTAGTCTTTGACCCTCAAACAATTGCGATTTGTCAATGCCTTCAAAGAACACTTCTGACCCGTCATTCATCCGGATTACCGTTTCTTTTCCGGTCTTGCCAATGACAATGCCGTCTGATGGGCTGACAACAGGAGTGCCAACCTCAGCAGTAATTGAAGCACCAACCGGAAGCGTTGCGTCGTCTTTGCCCGGTCGGGTGACAAGGGCGTATTCGCCACCCTTTACAGGCAACTCACTGTTGGATGTGCCAGCCTTAGTGGTGAGCGTTCCGTATAAAGAAATAGATTCAGCAAGTTCGCTTGACATCTGTCGGTCGCGGTTTGCTGACACCGATGTCAACAGGCTTTGCGCTGCGTTCTCGTCAATGTACTTTTTGTCTTTCTGTTCAACAACGTAATCAAGCGCAGCCTGGTATTCATCTTTAAGCATCAGTCGGTTGACAACACCGCCTGTGATAGCGGTAGTAACTTGGCGTTCCATCTCAAGCATTTGCTGCGAATTGACCGGGATGCCAACACTTGCTGCCCACTTTCGCGTTTGTTTAATTGCTGCCCCTGAAGCAGAATTGAATGGGCCAGTTAAATTGCCGTATTGATCAACTTGACCGCGAAATTCGAAATTGTTTATTGCTTCACTAGTTAACGAGGTTACATATGCCTGTGACTCGTTTGCAGCGTATCGAAATGCTTCTTTGCTCTTGTGGTCGAGCATCTGCGCTCGGTATTGAGTCATGTGGCTAGACGCCGCTTGCATGAACATCGCCTTCTGCGTGTCATTGCCAAGTCCGTCCATCACCGAGTTTGCAGACGATGACAACGCGTCTTGCGTTGCCTGGTAGTTGGTGTCAGCGTCCTTGCCGTATGCGTTGAAGTAGCCGTTCTGACCGCGCAATACATCCTGCGCCTGCGCCTGCCATTGCGTCAAAGCCTGTTTGGCGTTGCCGTCATTCAGGTTGTCCTGCATGATCGCGCCGATGCGGTACTCCACATTGCCGGCTTGAACTAGTGCGTTGCCAAGTTCGACCGCTTGACCCGCTGCTAGGTTCTGTGCTGGCTGACCAGGCGTTGCCTCAAACGGTGCGACACCCGCTTGTGATGAAATGTCGGCTTGTGGCACAAACGATGTTGGGACTGTTGGCATGGTGTTTAATCCCGTGGATTTCGACGGGTTTGCGGTTTTTATCAGAATCTGCGTTGTGATTGCGCTGCAACAAGTTCATCCATACGACGCTGTGTAGCCCAAGTGGAACCAATGCTTGAGGCACTACCGAGCAGACTGCTAAACGAACTGGAGTACGGGCTGATTGTGCCAGCGGTAGCCATGAGGTTGTTCGCGCTTGTACCTGCGATCACACCCTGGTTGATGTAGTTGATCCGTTGCGCTCGCGCTGCTTCGGCCTGACGTACGGCGTTAGAACTGATGGTCAACTTGTCAATCTCCTTGATCAAGTCCATGCTTGCGGTGACCTCACGCGCACTGCCGACACCACCCTGAATGCCTCGCGCTGCCATCGACGCTGTCGCGGATGCGCGGCGTTGACCTGCACCCATCGTGTACTGACCGATTGCCCGTTCGCCGGCAAGAAGCGACTGCTGCGCTTGCATCTCAGCACCGCGAGCGTTAATCGCTGACATTTGCGCTTGGAACCGTTGGTTCTGCGCTTGCATCTTGAGTTGCGTCTTCTGACTTTCAGCGGCGTAGAACGAACCGATTGCGCTGTTGACAGCACCGAACACCGACATGATCGAACCGCCCATCATCAGTGCTTCGCCGCTCGTCCAACTTGTGCCGGCTGCACCGCCGACAGCACCGCCAACGGCAGGTAGCGTCGATCCACCCGCGCTGTACCCGGCTGGGGTTGGTGATGAACCAAGGATGTTCATCAGACTGCTTGACGATGCTGCGTATGCAAATGAACTCATGTCTTTCTCCTGTTAACTGCCGACAACGATCTCTGTGGTAATGCCGACAATGGTCAGCGGGAGCGGGTCGCTCTGCCGAATGTAGATTTGACCGGACTGCGCCCATGTCGGGGTCATAGCAACGCTGACTTCATCGGACTTCAGGGCTGGCGGTGAACCGTACGGCTCGGTAGTGCGCTGCTTGACCTCTGTCAACTTGTTTGCGTCAGGCCCAACAAATACACCCGACGATTGGAACACCCGAATCCATGCTTGGTTGACGTTCTTCACGCGCCCCTGCGCGAATGCGTCAATATTCAATGCCACTGGCAAGGTCTGTAGGTCGCTTTCGTACGGCAGACCAACGTGAACCACCACCGACGCACGTTCAAGTATTGCCACCCCCCCGGTCACCACCACCTGCGGCATCACTGCCCCGTCGGCGAGGATGCTGACCGTCTTACCCTCAAGGTGCGACAGACCACTGACCGTGTCCCGTGCAAATGCCCACACAGCGGTCGGAGTTGCCCTGAGAGCGACCGGAATGACCTTGTCCACCTTGGCTGTTGCCACAGTCGGGGAACTCGTAGCGAGGATCTTGAGGCGATAGGAAGCACCCGTGGAGTCAGTCAGCACAATGGCATCATTGACATCGGTGGTTCCAGGCCACACGAACAGGTTTGATGAAGCGGTAATGGTCAATACTTCATCCGGCCCCCAAGATGTGCCACCCGTCACCGTGACGGTTGTCGCGGTCAGGTTTGTGCCGTTAAACGTCGATCCAGCGTCCACGAAGAAGCAGTCTTTGAGCAAGTTGACCTGCCGAGTTGCCATCCGCTCAACGTATCGCACCGAGTTGCCGTTGATAGTGCGTTGGACAATGACGTACAGGGAGTCCTCGTTGCCTTCGGCGACAACGGTGCAGGACTCAAACACGCCGTCGGTGTCATGCTGATGCCATGCACCGATCTGCTGTTCGGGAACGTAAGTCAGCCCAAGCAGTTTGCCTGTCGTTGACACAAACCACAGCAGCGGTTGCGGGGACTTGGCGTAGCACATGTCAACAATGTTGAAGTTGTCGAACAGGTGTGCAGCGCGGATCGACAGGTCGCCAGTGATGAACCCGTTCGACTGCCATGAGTAGCCGAGTTCGCGAATGTGACCGCCTCTCGCAGCGCAGTACACCATGCTGTTGTTGATGATCTCAGGCTGCACGTTGCTTGCGCCAACGTACGACTGCGGACGCACAGACACCGTGGTTGGTGTGATCGCATCGCTGTTCACCGGGCTGACGCGCCATTCCGCTGCGCTGGTCAGGAGGATCAACTGTGTCAACGGGATGACATGACGGATGGTGTTGGCTTCTCGCGCTGCGACACGGAAGTTGATTCGGTCATCGTCCTTGACAGGAAGCGAGTACGACATGTCGCTTTCGGTTCCTGAGCGCGTCATCCACATGCTTTGTGGCTCGTTCGTTGTGCCGGCAAACACCCGACGCTGCTCAAAGTAACTCACGGCCTGTGGGTAGTTCCCTGCCGACATAAACACCGGGTCAACGATGGGAGGCGTGATCCCCATGTCAGGCGCAATGTTGTTGTCAGTAAACGAATTGGTATCGGATTGTCCGATATAACCATACAAACCATTTTGTTTCTTGTAGATGTTGTATCGCAATGCCCCTGACACAGCCGTCCATGTCAAGTCATTCGACGCGCCTGTCACATTCAAGTTGTTGAATACTGTCCCAGGTGGACTAGCAACACTTTCGTCAAACCCGTTCGTTGCAATAGATGTAATGACATAGAAGTTGTCAAGGTCTTGCGACTGATTTGCGTATTGAACACTTCCACCACCTGTGTAAACACCAACAGGTGGATTGGTGCTGTTAAAGTGCGCCCCGGTCGTGTAATACTGCACTTCTAATTTAGTGCTAGGCGTGTTCTTATGGACAATCCAAAATCCATTTGCCTCTGTCATTCCAAGAACACCGCTAATTTCAACCGGATCTCCAAGAGCCAAATTGTGGTCGGCAACTGTTGTAATCACCGCAATTGCGAAATTTGTAATACCAGAAATGTTGATGGATCGACCGCGATTAGCAGTTACCGTTGGCGCAGCAGGTGCTGCAACTGGTGACACAAATAAGATCGTTGACAGCGTCCACGTTGTTGCACTTAATCGGCGCAACTCGCGTGGTGCATAGTTTGGGTGGACGATGGTCAGCACATCGGCAGACTGCACATAGTGCAAGTCAAACAGGTCAGCCTCTGCGTACGGGGTAGGGATCTCGTACGCGGCTGAAGGAATCGGATACCAATACGTTGCATTGGTTGGCAGATTGCCTGTTGACGCAAGGATGCAGTAATAGTTTGACCCACCGGAACTTACAAGATCGCCCAACGAATAAACTTGGTTTGTCGTAATTGTTCCAGCACCAACACTTGTAATATTAATTGCCGCTCCACCAACAGTCAAAGAGAATTGAAATGTGTTTGTGGTTGCGCCAACAACATAATAAGTTGTAAGGGCAGACAAACCTGCTGGAATTGTTGTTGTGGATGCAATTTGGATAGGTGTTCCGTTTGCATAACCGTGCGCGTTGCTTGTCACAGTTTCTGTGGCAATATCAACAGCCGTGATGGTCTTTGTTGTGCTGAATGCGCTTGTAGTGCCAACCAACAGCGTCGCACCCTGCGTGTGAAACCGGATGTACCCATCACCAAGTTCAAGCACCATCGTTTGCGTTGTGCTGTAGGTGAACGGGATTAGTCGAGTGCGCTTTGCGCTGTTCTTGACCTCTCGCACAAATGATGTTCCAGGTCGGTTCTCTGCCGGCCCTTGCGGCATGGCAATGAAGTTCCGCAACTTTGCCGCCCCGGTTTGGAACTTGACATCGTCAATGCGTCCAAACATCTCAGGCGACAACTCGCCGCCGGCGAACGAACGGAAGAAAGTGCGTGTCATCGGCATGTTTATCTTCCTGCTGACCAGGGAACGATGTGTTCCACCTTGATGTTTCGCATGTTTGAGTCACTTGTTCGCGCCTGAGACAGATACCCCGCCATCATCTGTAGGCATCGCTTCGCTTCACCTGACCCGGTGTCGCCCTTGATGATCGGCCCTGCAAGCATTGATGCCAAGTGCCATGACAACGTCATCACGAACAACGGCGTGAACTTCGTCGGGTCAGACACAAGCGACTGATACCGGAGCATTGCACTTGCCTGGTTGGTGTAGATCACACCCGCACCAAGGGTGTCAGCCTCAACGGCGTACGGTTGCGGGACGTACTGACCTGCGGAAATAAGCGGGGCGTAGTTGTGTCCAAACGCAGGGCTGTCGGTAGGGACGAACTGCGTTGCGTAGTCGTTGGCAGCGTCAGGAGGCAGCACACTGACAATGGTCACGCAATCACCAGGCACTGCGTATGCATACTCCCATTCCGGCCACACGTTGGTCACCTGTGCAAGATTGACACGCTTGGAACCGAAGTTCCAGTTGTGCATTTGCAGGAGTGAGTCGCGAGCAATGGGGTAGAACCGGGCGCACAAACCTGCCTGAAACGATGCTTCAGGCGGGTCAATGCTTGAGACTGTCGCCTCATCCCCGATGTGTGATAGAGCAAGGTTGCAGATGTCAACTTCCGATGCCATAGAAACCTCCTAGAAACAAGGGGGAGCCGTGGTTTCCCAGCGACTCCCCCCATGCGGCAAATCAAATCAAAGGATCAACCCTCGTCAACGTCCGCTTCATCATCCGAAGACTTACGCTTGCCCTTGGCTTTCCACTTCCTTCCGGAAGCATCAACCGTAGGTTCGCCGTTGCCTGTGCCTGTTACCAGTTCGACACAGTCATTTGAATCTCCGTTGTACTCAAAGACATCACCTTCCTCGCGGACGGAATTGTCGATGTAGCACTTAACTTTGGCGCGATACATTGGCATGGTTGGTTCCTAATTACGCAACGGTGAATCCGGAGGCGTAGAACTTCTTGCCGTCCTGAACGTCCTTAGTGATGTAGCCACAGTAGGAACCAGCAGATGCCGTTCCAATGACGATGTAGCGCAATCCAAGATACCGAGCAGCCTTGGACGATTCCGTGGTTGCGTTGTATCGAAGAATTGGGTTAAGAGTAATTGTGTGTACCGAACCAACAGTAAGCGCAGCAATTGGAATTGCTCCGGTCGATCCGCCAACAATAACGCCAGTGGTCAATGCAGTGTCGGTTGCGTAAATCGCATCCCACTGCACCGAGGTAGCACCAGTAACAGCAGCGACAACGTGGATCATGAAAAACAAGTCTTCACCTTCACCGATATCGCGAGCAATACCCAAGTCAATCGCATCGGTTGACACGGCGGTTGCAGCCGCAGTGGTCGCGAGTGCGAGTCCGGTCATCGAACCAGTTGCGGGAACTGTTCCTGCAACAACTGAAAGTTGATCAATCATCATTTTGGTAATTCCTTTCTAGGAAGTAAATTTAGGAGACAACGGCTTCGGTGTTCAACAGGCAGTCAACGCGACGGATCGGAATACCTTGGAACGACAGGTAATTACGAGCAGTACCGAACTGCGACAGTGCTGGCTGAACGGCCAACGCAGCCTGTGAACGGTCGAGGGACTGAACTGCCAAACCGCTGTGAACGGTACGGTTCATGTAGAACGCTGCACGACCCGAATCAAGGTTCGGGATCTTGTACATAGCGCGCATCATCAACTTGATCAGTTGAGTACCAGTGCTGGCTGCTTGCGTACCAGTGCCGGCAACAATGTCAGCAACCAACAGGTTTGGAATGCGGACAACGTAACGCCAGTCCTTCACAACAAGACCGCTCTTCCACTGGTAGCGGGTTGCGTAGGCTTGCATGCGGTTTGCACCGTCATACACAGTCTGCTCGCCGAGGTCTTCGTGAAGAAGTCCTGCCTTGGAACCCTTAGGGAACGGGCAGTACACGGTGTTGTCGCCCCACACAACGAGGTACACCGAGGTGTTGAGTGCGCCGGACGATGCACCACCAGGGATGATGTTCGTTCCGTTGCCAGCCGAGGTGGACGAGTAACGAGTGGCAAGACCAAGGAACTGCTTTGGGTCGGTGGCAGGGTTGCCGTAGAACATAGTTTGCGCTTGGGTCTGATTCATCGCCTCAAGGAACGCGGTGTCTTCGGACAAACGGAACTGAGCCGTGTTGCCGTTGAGCATTGCAAGATCTTTGTCAACTTCGGAACGAGCCTCAAGCATGCCGCATGCTTCGTCAACCTGTGCGGTCGATGACTTGCTGTTCGGGATGCCTTGGTTGAGGGAACGCCAGTACGCGGTTGGAAGACCCGTACGAATGACAACGCGGTCGCCGGTTGGCAGATTGCCTTCCTTGTACACGCAGTCTTCGAGGATCTCGTTGGATTGCGAGAGGAGTTCAGCCACGAGTGCGACGCGTCCATCCGGATCGGTGCGCTTTGCCCAGTCGGCAAGAGTCAAATTTGAGTTACTGTTTGCGATTACTGCCATGAGAGTGTTTCCTTATGAATTAGGACTGTTTAGGATAAAGGAAGGCTGCTTGGCTGGCGAAGTCTCGCGGCCGTCCCTGTGATGGGGCTGCACCGTTTGCCTGTCCAACGTAGCGGTCTTCGGAAATTGACTTACCCGCTCGGAACATAAACCGGATGAACTCCGGGTGATTTCCAAGACCGGATTCGTTCAGTAGCGATCGAAGTTCAGGTGTCCCGAACTGGTCGAGTGCTTTCTTCGCGGTTGACAGGTTCTCGGAGAGTTTTTCTCCACCAAACTCCTTGTCGACCTTTGAACTGTCCGCCCATTGTGTGCGGAGGGTCTCGATCTGCTGGGCTTGACGCGCCTCCATCTTTGGAGCCATGCGGTCAAGTACCTTCTGTGCAGCATCTTGGGTCAGGTTCAATTCCTTTGCAACTTCAGCGAATGCGGTTAGCACTTCTGCGTCGAATGCTTTGCCTTCTGAGGCTTTGAATTCGTACTTTTCGGGTGCGCCCTGTGGAGCGTCAACCTTTGTTGCGTCGGGTTCGACAGCCTTGGTTGCATCCGCAACTTGCTGTTCCTGTCCTTCAGTTGCCTTGCCACCGTAGAGCGCGTCAGCAATGCTTACATCGCTCTTGGGTGCAGCGTCAGCGACAGCAGTGTCATTGGTTGTTGCTGTTGTCGTTGTCAGTGTGTCTGCCATTGTGTTCCTTCACCATCGTTGGGTACAATTCCGGGCAAAGCGAGTGGATCATGTCGAGGGTACGCAGTCCAAAGTTCCGGTTTCCTTCTGCAAAGGCCATTGCCATTGCATTGGTGTTGAAACTAAGCCTAAATACTCCAGCCTGATCGAGATGTCGCCACAAGAATCGGCGACCTCGCTTGCTACTCATCAACCACTTGATATCCGATTCCTCGATTTCCTTGGACAGTTTGTCGCGCAGATCGCGTTCTGCTTTCGTGCGCTCCTGTCCACGAATGTCGAGCGGGTCATAGTTGCTCATTGGATAAATTTAGCGAGCGTTATTCACAATACGGGTACTACACCTGAGAAGGTGAAGGTGATCCGTACCCTGAGAATTGGTTCATCACATCCATCAGCGCGTTCTGACCACCACCAGTCGGAGCCTGTGCAAGATTCTTAGCGGTCTGACTCTCTTGCTGCATCACTGCGACCTGCTCCTTTGCAGCCATCGCCTTGTTCCGTGCGTCGCGAATCAGTGCCACCTGCTTGTCAGCAACGATCAGACTTGGGTCAACGCCGAGCATGTCGGAGTACGCGTCAACCCACTGGTCAGCGTCAAACTTGTCAAGCACATCAGGCTTGAAGGTGGCGACTTGACCAAGGTTCCCAACAAATCTGTCAACGCTGTTGGTTCCGATGGCGCGTTGAGCCTGGGCAAGCATTGACACAAATTCAACGCTCAAGTCCATTCCTTGCAGTTCGGGTGGTGCTGGCGGGACAATGCCGGCTGCAACCATGCGAGTGAAGGTGATGTCAATGAGCGGGTCAAGGAGTTCGTTGTGCAGACGCTCAAGCACAGGGCCAAGCATCAGCAGTTTCTCCTCATGCCGCTCTGCCACCTCGGTCGCCGTCATGCGGGTGTCGGTGGCGTTGGCAAGCATCAGGAACAGGTCGGCGTAGAACGACCCGCGCACACGCTCGCGCACATCTTGAATGTCACCAAGCAGGTGTTGCAGGTTCAGGTTGACCTCAAACGCGGTCTTGATCCCTGAGTTGACACCATCGACAAACGTGATACCACCGGGCAGCATCTCAACGTCGCGGTTCTTCATGTTCGCCGGGACTTGCAGCGGCGGTTTCGTCTGGTAGTCGATGACCTGCGCCTTGCGTAGTTGTTCGTGTTGCAGTTGCTTGATGTCACCCAATGCTTCCATGCCAGGCGAGTTCCCGTAGATATCACCCCCAACGGTTGACCAGCGAGGCACAAGGCATGGGAACTGAGCAAATCCACTCTCGGACAAGAACTTGTTTGGCTCTCCTCCGATCTCAAAGTAGTAACTTGCCCACGGCATATTCTTGCTGTCGCGCTTTGAATGATCGCGGTCAGCGCGAGGTTCAATCGCATGAATAATGGTGATCCATTGGTCAAGGGAACCCCTGTCGAATTGGTTCTGCACACTTGTCGAGCAGTTCTTGTAGCCAAACTCTTTGACGAGTTCGCTGACGGTCTTTTCAAATTCTCGGTACAGGGTGCAAACGCGACCCTGATAGTCCGTGGCAATGCAATACTCGCCGCAAGTCACGGGGTACTGGTGGATGACATTAGTGAAGTCCGGCAGCAC